GTTCTGATCTCGACCATAATCTCCTCCGGAATCCCAGCACGCTGCAAAAGCTGCTCGAGAATCCAAAATGCTGCAAGCATAAAAGTGGGATCCTGATTCTTATCAAAGTACTTAAAATCTCCTGCAATCATCCACTCGGGTCCAAATTCTGTGAGCCAGTGGTAAAACTGGCACCACTCCACGGATGTGGCATTGGTCCCTGGGGCTGCCTCAAAAACTGTCTTATACTTCTGAATGACCCGAACAAGGGACAGATAATACTGTCGCATCACTATCCCCAACGGACCACTTCCTCCTGCAAAGATTCGCGTCTTCATGGCAAGGGCCTTGAGCTTTGAAATGACTTCGTCCTTCTGATGCGCTCGAAACACAGCATTGGAACGGATCCCTTGACGATACAGTGCTCTAATCTGTTCTACCTCGTCAAGGATCTCCTCGCTCATCTTCACGTAGTTCGTCCAGTGCTCATACTCGCCCAAATCCTCACAAAAATTTCGCTTGGACTTGTTCCAGGGGAATCCCATGGACGAGTTGAGGTTCATTCGATCAATGTACTTCACGCCTGGTAAACCATTGACGGCCTCATCGACAGTCAAGATACGGACTTCATCAAGAGCTCCTTCAGGAAGCTCGTTCAAAATATCATCCAGGAAGGCCTGCGCACACTCATCTACAATCTGTGCGTTCACTGTGTGCTGCTGACCCATGATGTCAATCGCGGCCTGTCTCCAGGGCTGCCAGTGATTCAGGACTGGAGCGGCAAACTTATCTTCGTAACCCAGGCCTACGATATCATCGTAAATATAGGTCTTAGACACATGCGACCGCCCTCCTGAACGGTAAGCTTTGTGTGATCCATAGACTGTAGCGGTCCCTTTCTCAATGTAGCGGAATACGCTCTTAGCGTGGAGTTCATCCATACTCTGCTTGACACCACGAGGACGTGGAATCTCAAAAGCACGGGGCACCACAAGCTCAGCACGCAATTGTTTGCGCGCTTCTTTCACATCTTCAATTGGAACATGAAGGGCCACAACCGCTTCCGTGAGACCACCAATGGTGTGCATCCCAAGTAACACGGGTCCCATGGGTGGGAATCCAATGTATGGGGAACCACATTCTCCGGAAACAGTCTTACGTTCGCACTCACCTAGGAAACCAATGACTTCATCACTAGTACCTGGAGCATCCACAAAGTTGTGCAATGCCTTTACTCCAAGAGTACCCGTTTCTCCATTTTCCTCTCGCGTGACCATGACTCCATCACAGAATGTGCGGAAATCACGGCTCACTAAAAGACCCTCCAGACTTGCTCTGGGTGGGATACATCTTATCTTGAAGAATACTAAATCCTCGCTCTCGCTAGGATACCAGAAGTCTCCTGGATGAAGTGAAACCGAAAAGTTTTCGGATACGCCCGTCAATTGCGTTGATTGCGTAACCACGAATCTCACAGTCTCAACTGGGATACTATGCTTGTTGGTGACAAATAACTGTCCACCTAACGCCAGAATGCGGAACTTGTTTCCTCGCATCTTACCATCTTGCTCGTACAGAGATTTGACGAACATAGTGTTTCGCGCGACGCGCTGAATAATTTGCTCGCGAGGCAAGGCTTTCCACGATACTGTAAGAGGTCCAAAATCCTGCTCGGCTGGAATGAATTGTTCCTTATACCAGGGGTTTGGTTGCTCATCTGTCTTGAATCCAGC